ACGTAAAGATCTGTGGAACTGTACGTGCGGTAGGCACAGCTTCTAATAAATCCTCTTTTGAATACCCGTCTCCAATTTTGCGTTCTTCAAATGCAATTCCCTTTTGTGTGAGCAATGCTTTGGCCTGATCGCAATAGGGGCAATGATACTTACTCCATACAATCGCTTTCATTTCTTGTTTCCTTTAATTTGAGTATATTACAGCACCCGTCTTGTCTGTGACTCTAACTAGGAGCATACCTTTATTTTTATATTGAAGGGCAGCACTTATAGCAGCTTGTTCGCTGCCATAGGTTCCTATAGTTGTCCAAGACTCGTAAGGTGATTTTCTTTTGAATTGAGCTTTATACATAGTTTATTATATAGCTGGTAGAGCGTCGTAGTCGAGATTATCTGACATAACACCAATAACATAACTTGTAGATTCTGTTTCTTGTAATGCACTCTGTTTCTTACTAGTATCAGTGTGCTTGTTAAACCAAGGAATAGGAGTAGTCTTTGGATGTGGATTCCAATACTTAATACCAATATCCTTTAGAGAACCGTGAGCTGTGAAGTCAACAAACTCTTTTAGAATATTAGCATTAAGACCAATCACTGGGCCTAGTTTAAACAGATAGTCGGCCCAGGCTTTTTCTTCTGCAATAACATCTTTGTAAATTTGAATTACTTCATCTTGACACTCTTGTGCTGCCTTGGCAAATCGTGGATCTTCTTTGACTACCTGATTAATAATATAAGCAGTCCATCCTTTGTGTAGCAATTCGTCTTGTAGAATTAGGCTAATAATGTTGCCATTACCGATAAAGATCTTGTTCTCAACCATTGCTAGACTTGTAGCAAATGATGTCATAAAGCGGAAAGCTTCTAATGCGTAACTTGCGTGTAAGGCTAGATAGATTGCTTTGATATGTCCTTCTTCGGGAGAGTTGTTAGGATCACTATCAATCTCTTTAATGCAGTTAAACTTATGCAAGTCATCATAATACTTGCCAATACTACTGGCCATATCTACAATTTCTTTGGTGTCATGGATAGTGTTGAATACTTCCTTAGGCACGTTATAGATGTTACGGATAATGTGACTGTAACTGCGTGAATGAATATTAGTTTCAAAGAAACTCCAGTTATAGACCAATGCTTCTAATTCTGGAAGGCTTACGACCGGAGTAAAGATTTGACTTGGGCCGCGACCTTGCAGACTGTCAAGAGCAGTTTGCCTAAGCAGGTTACTAGTGAAGATATGTTTAACCGCATCTGATGCTTCCTTAAAATCATTTGCATCTTTGGTTAGACTAACTTCTTCTGGGACCCAAAAGAATCCACGGGCTGTCTTTTCAAAGTCTACAATTTTATTATATTTTACTTCTTCAAATCGTTGAATAGTAACAGGACCTGCCGGATCCAAGAACATCTTACGATTAAGATAGTCTGTCTTTGTTGTTAAATTATATTGTTGTTTACTCATTTTTATACTCTAAAACTTTCTCCGCAACCACAACGGTCACGTTCATTTGGGTTAACAAAATCAAACCCTTCATTTAATCCATTTTTTACCCAGTCTATAGTTAATCCGTCTAGATATACTAAAGACTTTGCATCTACTAATATTACAAAATCATCTGTAGCAAAATTTGTAACTCCAACTTCTGCTTCATACTCGTCTACATATTCTAACACATATGCCAAACCACTGCAACCAGTAGTTTTAACTGCTAGTCGAATTCCTACACCCTTGCCTCTATTCTTAAGCAAGTGCTTGATCTTTGTTTTGGCTTTGTCTGTTACGGTAATCATTTACGGCCGCTTTGATCGCATCTTCTGCAAGTATCGAACAATGAATCTTAACAGGGGGGAGGGCAAGCTCAGTAGCAATTTCGCTATTCTTAATCTGTTGCGCTTCGTCAAGCGTTCTTCCTTTGAGCCATTCAGTAACGAGCGAACTCGACGCAATCGCGCTTCCACAACCATACGTTTTAAATTTGGCATCTTGAATAATTCCTGTGGTTTCGTCTACTTTAATTTGTAGCTTCATTACGTCACCACAAGCAGGTGCACCGACCATACCTGTGCCTACTCCTTGTTCATCTTTAGAAAAGCTACCTACATTTCGAGGATTCTCATAATGGTCGATTACTTTGTCTGAGTAACTCATAGTTTACAGGCCTCACAATCTTCTTCAATACTTGTTTCAGCTTCTCTTTCATAGAAACCGTTATAGTGTACTTCGGGAGTCTTGTCCTCGTGTTTGGCGCCTTGCTTATTGATTAGACTATAGTAGAAAGTCTTAATACCCCACAACTGTGCCTGCATCAAGTTCTTAGCAATTAGTGTAGTTGGAACTTTGCGTTCTGGGAAATGTGCTGGATTGTAGAATGTGTTTGTTGAAATACTTTGATCAACATACGCTGCTAAAACAGCCGCAGTCTTTAGATAACCTTGGCAGTCTGTTTGATCCCACATCAACTGATACTTATTCTTAAGTCTATTATATTCTGGAACCACTTGTGTAAACGAGCCAGCTTTGGATTCTTTAGTTGAAATTAAACTCATCGGCATTTCAATACCGTTGGTTGAATTAATAACAACTGAACTAGACTCTACAGGTGCTACAGCCATTAAGGTAGCGTTTCGAACACCGTGTGTTTTCATTTCTTTTCTAAGAGTTTCCCAATCGAGTTCTGGAGTAAAGTCAGTAAGTTCGTTAACACCTTGGGCTCTTCTTTCCCAAGGGAAGATCCCTTGACCGTATCTTGTTCGGTCGCTGTCTTTACACTTGCCTCTTTCCTTGGCAAGTTCAACTGTTGCTTCTGTAAGGTAAAAGGCCTGATGCTCCATCCAAACTTTAACTTCCGCCAGTGCGTCTTTGTCGCCATATTTCATTCCTCTTTTAGCGTGCCAATAGGCAAGGTTAGTAATACCAATACCTAGTGGTTGAATTTCGTCGTTGCTTAGTTTAGATTGAATACTTAGGAAATCTTGATAATCTAAAATGTTGCAAAGACTACGTTGTAAGATTCGACACGCTCTACGCATATCTTCTGGGTTTCGGAACGCACCCCAGTTAATGGATCCCAGTGTACATAACGCTATGCGTCCCTCCTCGTCGTCTAATCTCTTAAATGGACGGGTTGGTAATAAGATCTCACAGCACAGGTTACTTTGATAGATGGTATGATATTCAGGATCAAAAGGTCCTTGATTCATAACATTATCAATAAACACCAAATAGATGCGACCTGTATCTGTACGCTCCTTAAGAATGCCGGACTTGAATACTTCTTCAGCTGACATTGTTTTTTTACGTAAACCTTTTTGCTTTTCGTATTTTACATATAGTTCTTCAAATCGTTCTGTGTTGCTGTAAAATGCTTCATATAGATCTGGCACTTCATTTGGATCAAAGAAAGTTATATTTTCTTTGTTCTTAAATCTTCTCCAGAAGAATGACGACAACACGACCCCGTAGTCCATGTGTCTAACTCGTGTCTCTTCTGTACCTTGGTTGTTCTTGAGAACAATGAGATCATCAAACTGATGATGCCAAATGGGATAAAAGACAGTAGCAGATGCATTACGAATTCCACCTTGTGAACAACTCCTTAAATCACCGAACCATTTTTTCAGGAATGGTATCATACCTGTGTGCATAATTTCGCCACCTCGAATAGGCGAACCTAATGGACGTAGTCGTCCAATCTCTAAACCGATGCCAGCACGTTTGCTGGCATACTTGGCCATCATCTCCCCAGAAGCAAATATGCTATCCAGATCGTCGTCACTGCGGATAAGCACACAACTAGAAAACTGCTTAGTTGGAGTGCCAAGGCCAGCCAACACAGGTGTAGCAAGAGTAAACAAACCATCTGAAGCCGCGTTGTAATACTCTTTGATGTAACGCATACGGGCTGCATTAGGTTCTTCTTTATGGAAGACAGTCGCGGCAGCAACCATATAACGAACTTGTGGTGTTTCATAGATCTCCTTAGTAGCTCGGTTACGCACGAGATACTTTTCGATCAATTGCTCAATAGCTGCGTAACTGTATTCTTCATCTTTAGAATGATCTAGCATATCATTCATTTTATTCCAGTCATCTTCTGAATACCATTCAAGAAGTTCTGGAGTATATAATCCAACAGAAACATTTTTCTTAACAATGTCGTAAAGGTGGGGAGGCTCGTAGTCTCCGTAAACATCCTTTCTCAACATCGAAAGACGTTGTTTGCCTGCTACGTACTGATAGTTAGTGTGACCTACATCTGGATTATGTTCAATATCAATTAGATCAACTATTGCTCTAAGTGTAATTCCATCAATCTCTTCTGTAGTAATACCGTCATAGAAATGTGGTTGGGCTTTAATTTCTATCATTGACTGGCTAACGTCTGCAATGCCTTTACAAACTTTAGCTACTTGGGCTTGCCATTTTTCAACTGCTAATGGTTCTTTGTTTCCGCTGCGTTTAATAACTGTGATGCTCATTGTGTTTATCTCTGTTCTTATAATGTTGTAGATTGATATTTATTACAATCTAGATTTTGACCAAAGCAACTTGGTCTCGATGTTCTTTAATTCGTCTACACCAACTACACTTTTATATTCCAAATTAAGTACATATTTTTTGTCTACTACCAAAATATATGAAGCGTCATCTTTATCTGGGATTATGGATTTATGTATCTCACATTCGGTATCAATAAAGCGACTTGTTAATTTAATAGTGTACAGCATTCCAAGAACAATAGCAAGATCGTCAAGTCGTAGATCCAGAATTAAATGCCACGGATCGGGCCATTCTGTTGGATTTTGAGGGTCTAAATACGGACTGACAAATGGAGCTTGGCCCCAAAGTCTAGCAACATCCTCTAATGGGTTATCGCTAGTCTCTAGGTTGTCTCTAAATTCTTTCCAGGCTGCAAGTCTTTCCGTTCCATATTGATCAAACACCATAGGTTACATCAAAAGAGATGGAACCTGTTTTGCCTGAGGCTAGAGGGTTCTTATATGATAATACGATAGTATCTACAACTGCTGCTGTAGAGTCATCACCGGTAGTGTTACTAGTTTTAGTAACGTTGAATTCAAAATTAGTCATAAGATTTCCTCCTTCGGATAGAACAAAATTCGGAGAGTAGGTAAAATTATCTGTAATAGAAATATCTGAACCGTTAGTTCCTGGAGATAGGTCGTCACCAATTACAAACGTAATATTTCCATAACGTGTATGTTCGCCTAACTTCAACGAATAGTTGATTGATGTAAATTTATTCAATGCAGAAAATACTGCCAACGGTCTAAAACTATCTGAAAGATATATTTGAGAATAATTTCTATCAACAAATGTAGTTAAAGAACCATTGTAAACTTCAGTATATGCTGCCGAAGTTCCAACAGACACAATTCCTGCGTCTTGTTGTCGGTCACTAGTTGAATCTATAACAATGTTGTTTGCCGATTCACCAAAGTAGACCATTGGTCCAATTGGATCGGAAGAATTGTTAATTCCGTTACCGACATTTTTAAAAAAACAACGATTTATAATAGTACCATGACCGTATGTAGATCTAAATGCGTTATTGTAAATTTCTTCAAAGTTGCTGTCATATATTTTCCACTTGGTGCCTTGTGTCGATATACCGTCAACGTATATGGCTGTATCATTAACAAAGAAATTACAGTTATCAAAATCAATTTCTGTATCAAACACATCTGTTTGAATACATTTTATACTAATGCTATTGCTGTTAAAAGAACAATCTATAAATTTTACATTAGTTGTTCTAACACCAATAAGATCATTTTCCCAGAATAACGCAGACGGTTCTGCAATTAATGATTCTAGAGAATCGCCTAATACGTACTCTCCTAGGAATGTGATATTTTGAAAGACTGAATCGGCAATGCCCGATAATGTAAATTGCCCTGTTGTTCGTTTAATTGTAAGTTGAGAAATATTAATATTCTTAGGTCTATTAGTACTATTAAAATCTACAAGTTCCAGTCCAGTTGAGGTAACAAATCGAATGTTGTGAGCGTCGATATTTAGAACTGTGCCTAATTGTGTTTCACCTTTAAGAATTGCTTCGCTTGGAATTGTTAGATCACTTGCGAAATAATATTCTCCATTTGGTATTAAAAGATATTTCTTAAGGGTTGGATCTACATTTTGGAATAGCTGCTGAAATGCAGTTTCAAATGCTTCAACACAATCGGTTACTCCGTCACCTACTGCACCAAAATCTGTTACAGAAACGTATTCGTCTAGTTTAGATTGTAAACTTCTCGGAACGCTTAATGTTATTGCAGCATTATTAGATGCAAAATGATAGCTCGATGCTAGCTCTAATATGTTATCGTGTTCTGTAAGGATCTTAGTGTTGCCTACGTAAGGAGCACCTTCTGCAACACTACCGTTACCAATGAATAACTCTTGCGAGTCAACAGCCCAGGCAAACTCCGCAGAACTTAGTTGCGGAATGCCGCTGTTTGAATTTTTTTGTCCTCTGCGGACTTGTATTTTAGAGATCTGTACGACAGCCATAATGATAAAATTCCCGTTATTGAATATTTATCTTAAGCTCGTATAGTACTCCTCTACCTTGTTGAGCCACATATCCTGGTACTTGTTAAAGTCCTTGGGCCATAGATCAAACTGCTGATATTCACAGTTTCTAGAACACATAAAAATATGCCCTTCGCGCATATCGGTGCCATATACTTCATTATGTGCTAATATATAAGCAACTAACTGCAGGAAGTAATCTTCAACCCACTCTGATTTTTTAGGCTTGTTAGTTTGTTTATAATCACATACACTTGGATTGTCTTTATAAACTGCTACTAAATCTGTTGTTCCTGAATACAACCCTGGGAAATACAAACTTTGTTCCATTGCCCAGACTTCATTAACATCGCTGAGACCGTTAATAATAATTTGGTCAGCCATTGAATTAGCCTGTACGTGTACAGGATTTTTGCCTGGCATACGCTCTAGGCCTGCAATGAAACGTTCTAAATTACTATGCATAGCAGTACCAACTCCTGCAGCTTCTGTAGTAATGCGTTTAGCATTTTCTTCACCTACACGTTTCTTCCATTCATTTAAGTGCGTCATATCTTTGGTAGCACTAAGGATGGTTGTAACACTAGGAAGACTTTCGCCATCGGGTGTTAGATATACACGTTTGCGTGTAACCGGATCGTTAATTTGTTGACAGTTCTTGTATTGGAACTTCTCCACAAAGGGAGGTGGTGTAAAAGTATTCATATACTTTATATATTATACTTTTATTTTAGGATTGTCAAGCCTGAGCGGCTAATTGTTTTGGAGCGGCAGATGCAGCCATTTTATCTACAGCATCTTGGCTTGTTTCTCCACCTTTTACAGGTGTTTCGGTATCTTGGTCTGTGCCAGGAACATTTAGATTAACGCCATCGGCATTAAAATCTCTTACTAATGCTTGGATAGCAGGAGTACTATCATACATTGATTTAAATGTTTCGTAATCAGAACCCATTTCAAATCCTGCATCAGATGCTATTTTTTGAAGTGCTGCCCAGTTTAATTTAGCAGGTTGTCCTTTTGATGAAGCACGACCTATAAAGTTCTTTAAAATCATAACAAACTTGTCTACGCCTACATCATCACCGGCAAATTCAAAAAATCTCATTATACACCACCCGATGGAGAATTTAAACTAGATAACTGTTTTTGTAGATCTACTAATTCTTGTTGCTTTTGTTTGATAGCATCTTGAATTTGTTTTCTTTGATCAGCTAGTTGTTTTACTTGTTGTGCTTGAAGTTTAGCCTGTGCCTGAGGATCCTGTGCAGGAGTCATTGGCTGTGCGCCAGGCTGTCCAGCAGGCTGTTGTCCAAGCATAGGAGCATCGAGTTCAGCTAACCTGGACATTTCACGTTCACTAATGATGTTAAAAAGTTTCATTAACCTGCTAATACTCTTAATAGACTGTTGCTACGATCAATGCTTTCACGCTGTTCACGTCCAGCTGCTTCTAATCCGCCAGCTGCTGCATCGCTTGCGCCAAACTCGTCGCCACCTGCTAGAGCATCTAGTCCACTTTCGTCTCCGCCTGTATTCATCATATCTGGCTCAGCAGGACCCATTTCGTCTCCAGCTCCCATATCTGCACCTGGCTCACCGCCTAGCATATCTGTTGGCTGCTCTCCACTGGCCAATGAACGAACACTGGTACTTAATGTATCGCGTGTGGATTTTAAGTTTTCCAATGCCTGCTGAATAGCCGGAGCACACTGGCTAATAAATGCCTTAGCCTGTTCTTGTCCCATTTCATCGCGGATAGAATCGCCTAGCTGTAGAAGTGTGTCGTTCTCCATGCCAGATAGTTCTTCGATCCAACGGCTAACTCTGTCGACCATAGTTTTTGCTGTAACGATAGCACTGGCCTGTTGTACTTCGCCTTCGTTTAGTTTAGTCATATCTTCTCCTGATTCTGTTGACTCGTTCTTTTCTTTGTTGTGTTGCTTCCAAGCGGTAGCATACGCAATGCTTTTTTCTTTATCGGTTAGTTTGCCATCTTTGGCATAACCTTTTTTAATATGTTTTACCATACGTTCTGCTTTGGCTCCTGGAGGTGCTTTTTCTGATACAGTACCTTCACCAAAGTGTCTTTTATATGAATCCTGTCCGTCATCGTAGTGTTTTGCCGACGGTGATCCGGGATTGTATGGATTCTTTTTCTTTCCTTGAGAAGCATCTTTATATCCAGCATTGTGAGCTGCTTTAGTTTCCTCGTCAGCATCTTCTGCTTGATACTCTTCGTCGTAGCCAAAACTACCGTAGTCTTCATCTGAACCGTGTCCTGCTGATGCTAGAGCATAAGCATCGTCTGTATCTCCACCCTCGTCTTCGTCACCGCCTTGAGCAAGTGCTTCAAATTCTGCTTGTAGGTCTTCAACATACGGTTCAATTCGTGGAACTTCGCCACCGTCTTGGTCACTGTATGCGTACCATACTTCTTCTGCTGCGCCTTCAAAGTCACCTTGTCTTAATAGTTCGACAATTTTTTTAGCGTCTAGATCTCCGTAAGCGCCAATTTCGTTGGCATTTTCGTCAAACCTTTTTAGAAGTTGCATAACTTCATCTTCTAAAGACCCAAATCCTTCATCTGTGCTAACTTCAGCAACGCTTGGATCAACAATAAACTCTGCACGTTCTGCAATTTCAGCATTGATAGCGTCTAACATCCACTGAGCTTGTGCTACTGCTTCATTTTCAATATTTTCATTAAATCCGCTGCCTGAACGAACTTGACTTAATTGTGTACGTAGCTTATTACGAGCATCTTCCAACTTTGGTACATCAAAACTAGCAAAATCTAGCTTTGTACCGAATAATTTTTCCATCGATTCATTGATCTTTTTAGATGATCTATTTGATTTAAAAAGGTCTGTAGTTTTCATAAATTAAGGGTCCAGATTGATACTATATTTATTCATTTCTTATTAAACTCTCTGCTTGGGTTTTGCAGACCATTGTACGATCTCTGCTTTCAACATATCTTGCCCATAGCATATCAGCCCTATCAAAGTCCTTATTACTTACTGCTCTTTGATATTGAGCCCTGAGTATTTGGCTATCAGTGAACCAACGTCCATATTCTTGATCCGCTCTATATAATGCATCGGCAAGTATATTACTCTGACGAAGTGCTAATAGGTTAGCAATTTTAATAGCAATAGAATTTAAATGTATTTCATTATATAATAATTCGTTGTTCTTGTAAAGAGATTTAATTGGTCCATCACTGACTATCAAAATTTCGCCTACAAGAATACCACGCTCTGTGCGAACAGGAATGATATTTTTGGATAGTTCTTTCTTAACTATCTGCTCTAGGCGTCGAGAAAGTTGAGTCATAAAAAAAGGACCTATGGTCCTTTATTTAACTGCGTATATAATGTGCTAAAAATTATCCACCACGCATAAGCATGGTAATGATAATACTTAGAACACCTGCAATTACTGTACCAGCGGTACCAATAATGACTTTGGTCATTGACTTCTGGCCCTGAACAATATCAGTATGAATGTTTGAAACTTTGTCTTCCAAATTAGTTAGACGTTGATCTAACTGTTGATAACGAAGTGCGCACAAATCAACGTGTGCTTCTAGGCTTTGTTTTTCTAAACTTGTGGTAGGCATATCAGCCATAATAAAATATCTCCAATAAGGTATACTTGGATGCCTAAATATTATGCCTGCGAAAAAAGCCTATAAATTTCTTATATTTTATTTATCTTCGTCTGGTTTAATTACATCAATCACTAGACTCTTAATATCCTTAATATCAGTAAGAACATTGTCTACTTTTGATTTAGTTTCATCCCAGTGTTTGACTAGATTTCGAAATACATACATTGCCCACCACCACCAAACTACAGCAACCGCAAACATCAAAGTTTCGCCGGTGATCATCACATAGCCTAAAAATGTGCCATCAAAGAAACGCCATACAAAGAAAATGCCTGCAAGAGCCGTAACGGGAAGGACAGCCGCTGCCCACGCCCAGAGCCTAATTTGTTTAATTGTTTTTTTTCTAAAGTTTTCCATATTATAATTGCCTCAGTATAATATTTACTAGGGTAATTGTAATATGAATAATACTAGATTATGGTAATCCAGGTATTTTGATTTCCGTTGCGTGTTTGGAACGCTGCGGGAGTTATGTCAACAGAATTTTCTAATTGGTCAACAATAGGAACACCGTGAACATCGTCTTTTAAAAGTCCGCAGGGATCATTATCTTTTAAGAAAACATCTTCTCTTTCACAGTCAACTTCCCATATCCAATAGGTTGCCTTACCTTTGATGTCGTCTGGTAATGAGCCTGTATACTTTTTTGGATCTCTTACCCATTCTACATTTGATCTCAATCCTATTGCCTGTAGCAGAGAATTAAAATTTGCCTGCTGTCCAATTTTAATAGGATCAGATTCCGATCTTGTCGAATTGGTACGAGTTATGTCTACTAGGGTTACTATCTTATATCGTGCCATAATGTGCTACTATTTATAGCCAAAGAAAAAGGCCGGAATAAATCCGGCCCATCCTTCCCATCCCTAGGAATTAACTAATTATAGTGCTGGTTTGAAAACTGCAACAATAGCAGTAGCAGCGCCAGTAACACCGTGTGCATCGGATGCATCAACTGTGTAATCGCCTGTACCTTGTAAACGTAGGTATACAACGTCAGTTGTACCGCTTACAAAAGCTGAACCATCTGCTGTACCAACTGCTGCAACTGTAAATGCAGAGTCACCTGAACCTGCTGAACCGTGGCTGGTTGTTAGATAGTTAATAATTGTTTGCAATTCTGCATTAGTGATGTTTGTCTTAGTAATGCTAAGAACAACTTCACGACCAACGTCGGATTGGCTGATAGCAAATTTTCCGTAGTTGTCGTCTGCTTGTGCAACTCCTGAACCAGAGTTGTTATATGTTTGATATACTGATGTAATGTCTGCCATGATAGTTTCTCCTTAAATCATTATGACCTCGCTCAGAGGCCGGCATAGTATTTAGTCAGATTGGAAAAAACTAGGGTTTATAGGCTTTAATCGGCTCTAAATGGGGTCCAACGATCACGTGGAACTAGCTTAACACCGTGTCCTGTGTGCATATAACCCTCACCGCCTGGTTTTCCGCCAGTGTGTGCAGTAATATCGCCTTCGGCAGCATCTAGTTCACGAATAATTTCGTCTTTGGCTTTCATTAATTCGCGCACTAAATGAAACATATTATCCATTACACCTGCGTTGGCCTTGTTTAATTCAGCAATCTTAGCCTGTTTTGGAGCACTGACTTTGCTGCCCTGTAGCCACTGAAAGAAACTGTTTGTGTCTATTTTATCTAAGGCTTTGGCCTTTGACTGATTGTTTACAAAGGTATAGATGATTGTCTGTAGATCGCTTAGGCCTGCAACAGGTGCTAATAGTTGATCAATTTTAGGGCCAACTTGGTTGGCTAATTTTTCAATTACACCTAGATTGTCTGCATTTACCGCAGGTTGATGTGCTACATAGGTTTGTCCAAACACTACAAGTTCTGGACTGACATTAAGAGCCTTAACATCTGTTAGATCATCTCCAGTCTTGTCACCAAAATAATCTAAATGTTTGTGAGCAGCAATAGCTACCTTAGCCTTACCCAATCTTACGCCAACTGGACTTGTTGCTCTAACTGAATATGTAGTTTGATTAGGGGTAAAATTAATTTTACCATTACCACTGTCATAAGGTTTTCCAGGATGGAACAAGATATCACCATAGATATAACCTCTAAAATCTTTGGGAGTTCCCTTTTCAAAGATAGGCCATAGGCTAGCCATATCACCAGCAAATTTCTCACGCCAGTCTTCTCCTTTGCCGCGACTTAGGATAAACTGCTTGAGCTCTTCTGGGTTAGAACTCTTACCTTCTTCACGACCCCAGTTATTTTTACCTACCATACGGAAGGTACCATCTTCGTCTCTGCCCCAATAGACAGTTGGATTACCGTCCCACTTGATAGAAACATCTTTAGCATCAGATGCTAGACTTTTTAAAACTTCAACAGCACGTTTGGCACCACCGTGTTCTGTAAACACTAGATCTTCTAGGTGATTAAACTCACGACCTACTTTCTTAGGTACAGGTGCTTCGGCTTCTGTTACAGTTTCTTTATAAGGTTCCCACTTGGCACACCAATAAGCAGGTTTGACCACAGGCTCACCTTTGAACTTGTCACACTTCTTAGTTTTACTATCATAGTAGCCGCAATTGCTACATTTTTGTTGCGCAGGCACTCCCGGATTTGACGCTGGCTGATACCTATCGGGTAAGCTGTCAGGAATATCACTGCCGTCAGGATATCTATTACTACGCTTGTAGCTCATAGCCTGTTTACCAGGTTTTGATTCTATCAAAAACTCAAAAGCTCTCATTTACTTTTTCCTGACTTCATATTAGCACACCAATGATACATTTTAGCCTTTTCACCACTTGCATTTTTTGCACGTTTGCGTAGATCTGTCACTGATCCAGAACAGCTAGCACCAGAACGTTTGACACGACCGGGGCGGCTCTTTCCCTTTACCTTTCCATCGGCAAAATTTTCAATGACAAACTCACTGGCTCTCATTAGCAGTTCCAACGACGGCGTGCCTTACAGATTGCCTTGTCTGGTGTCTTGGCACAGCTGATGCTGTGCATTTTCATTTGTCCACGTGAACGAGAACAGTAGCTCTTACGGCGCTTGCTGGCCTTGCTACCTTTTTTAAGTTTGCTTGGCTTTGTGGTTACCGCAGTCTTTAACTTACTACCTGGATTTTCTCTACGATAGGCCTTTACAGCCTTACGGCTCATACCGTCTGTTTTGTCTTTCTTATTAACCTTTTGCCAATCTTCGTTTAGTTGAGAAGTAACAGCAAATACATATAGCTCGTCATCTGTTAAGGATTCTAGATCTTCCCAAACTACTTCTGGGTCTACACCGTTGCTTTCTGCAATGTCTTCAATGATTGATTCAATAAGATCAAAGTCTTGTTCTAGTTCTAGACTTTCAGGAGTGTGGCTCATTTCGTGCTCGCTCTCTAGATAATCCCAAACTGTCTGCATATAATCTTCAGCAATGGATAATTTTTCCTGTACCCATTCTGGGAGGTTCTCTCCGTCTTTGATTAACTTAGATAAACCTACTGCGGCTCTATGAATAGTGTGTAGGCTGTTTTGAGCCATTCCGGATTCATCATTATATTCTGCATCATCAAATGCTTCATTCTTAGGTTTCTTACCTTGCTTTTTCATATTAACTGCGATTGCAGCCTGTTGAGCAGGATTAGCAGCCTCTGGCACACAGTTAGGCACAGTCTTGCCGCCCTTCTTCTTTGTACCTACTGGATGATATCCTTTCCAGCAAGGGTTACTGTTCTTAAGAGTTTTTTTAGATTCTATTAGAATGTCGGTTATTCTCATTTTACCATATCCATAATTTTGCGCATCCAACTTGGACTGTTAGGTGTGTAGTGCTCTAATGATTCTTTCTGTGGAAGTTCAATTCCTGAACGCCCTAGTGTTTCACGAGCAGCACTGACTAATTCGTCATAGTTAGGTAATTTTTTAATGTAATTAATGATAGCATCAACGGAACGAATATCTTTAACTGTTGCGGTTTGACCTAACAACTGTTTAGCAATAGTATTCCAATCATCTCCACCTTTAACAGGTTCATTTGTTTCTGGATCAACTAGACCAAACTTAGGACTATATTTCATTCCTCTTGCACGAGCAATAGAACTTAGAACAATATGGCGATGCTCTCCTCGATACTGTCCCTGCCCACCAATCATACTTCCTTGCTGGAACTTAGGATTGTTAGAGAACATAAAGTCTGCTTGTACAAATCCGTTGGCTTCGTCACCTTTAATTGGTGTCTTTAAGTGTACAGAATCGCCACTTAATTTTACGCTGTCTTTGCCAAATTGTTGTGCTAGTTTTGTAGCAAATTCTTTCTTGTCTACTTCGTTAGCGTCAACTGATAAATCTAAATCTCCAGAACTGTTTAATTCAAAAGTTCCGTCTGGATGCTCTTTACGTCCAGTTGTACCTAGCCATTTTACAGGTTTTTTATCGTGAGGATCTAATTCTTTGGTGAAGTCTAGTCCTGTTACTTTTTCGATAAAAGCAATAGTGGCTGGAACATCTCCCGTAGCAATACGCTGCGTTAAAGGTTGTTTGTCTGGGCCTTTGAATACGTTTCCGCCCTCAAATAATTTATTCGTCATTTGAATCTAATGGTTTATTAACTTTGCGTGATTCTGCTATTTTACGAATACCGCGTGTAAACTTTGCTGCATCTTGTCCACGGATAGCATTAATTAAGCGGCGCTCTAGCTCATCAGCTTGTTCTGGCGTATAGTTCTTATGAATACTTTCCAAAAGATTAATAGCTGAATTAATAATGTTAACGGCGCGACTTTCAAACAGCGAGTCCTTGTTACGGACTTCTGCTATTTCGTTCAATTCTTGCAGGATTGACCTAGTTCTTAATTTCATAATCAACTCGTTTATAATATATTTAACTCAAATTAAATCATATTGTAAATTAAAAAAACAATAAAGTCAAAGCCGTAAATGTGCAGATGCAGCATATCCCAACTAAATACTCAGTAGAAACCATTAGTTTTTACAGACACTTACAGAGGATATCACACAATGAAAACCGTATCAAACTTTATGCTAGGGCTTATGGAACGCCTAGCAGAAATGTTTCCAGAAAGTTCCTATCAAAGTCGCTTAGACAGCTATCTAAGTACCAAAGGCATTACCGATGCCGCACAGTTAGAAAACTATATCCGACAATTTAATTCTCAAAAGGAATCTTACCTATGAAAACATTCTTAAACAGTATCTACGTTTTTTTTGAAGCAATGGGCAAAGCTCGTGCTGCCGCAGTACTGGCAAGATCAGGAAAAGTAGAAGAAGCACAAGCTCTATACAAATGAGCAAAAAAGTTTAGAAAAAAGTTGATTTTTATCAACAAAAGATATATACTTTACACATTAACACAGAGGAGAAAAAATGTTCACACCAGATTCATTTATTGAAGCATATCAAAACACCAAGCGTGTTTTTGTCAATACAGTTGTAACTGACAAGGTTATCAAACAATCTGTACTAGACTTAATCGATGCACAAACAGCTTTTGCTAAGACCGTTAGCCAAAACGCTATTGATCTTGCTAAATATTCTACGGACGCATACGCTAGTGTATTGTTTCCAAAGAAGGCCTAATCCACCTAACGGATATAGACACAAACACACACAAGGAGAAAATTATGTCTAATGAATTTTTTAAAACACCAGAAATGAAAACACCAGAAGTTAAATTCAACAAAAACGGTTATGAAATCCGTACAGAAATCTTAGAAATGGCTAAAGAGCTTGTTTCTCAAGACTTCCACGTTAAGTTCCAAGGTTGGGAATTAACAGCAGAACGTGATGAAAAGACTGGTCAAATTGTAACTAAGGTAGGTATGCCTGAATTCCCAGGCCTAGATAAAGTATTAGAAACCGCCGAAAAAATGTACGCATTTGTTAACAACGGCGTGAAGAAATAATATTAGGCTCATAGAGCAAATATAATAGAAAAAAGAAAAGCACTCTTCGGAGTGCTTTTTCTTTTATAGTGCTTTGGATATTTTTTCTAAAATGATTTTAACAGTCTTATCGCTGATCACAACTTCGTAATGATTTAATGGAAGCTCTATTTGTTCAAAGTCTTTGCGACTGCGCATACTCTTTAATGTAACTACTCCGTCATTATCACCTTGTATCCAAGGACTTTGCCCAACAGTAGAAACTATCTGAGTCCAATTTGGAGGAGCAGGTAAATCCCTCGATTCACGCATCGGTGTACTCATTGTTCCAATATCTTTCATTAATTGATTGAATGGTACAAAGTACCTAGCAAAGTCTGCTTGTTCGCTGCCACCATAGGGTGTCGACAGGCTAACTCCTCCGTGTGTAGTTTCTTTATAATAATTGGCCAGATGCAGAGCGTAGATACCTCCTAGACTATGACTGATAAAGAAAAGTCTATCAGCATCATCTAATTTGCCCTTCATTTGTTTTAGATTATGTTCAAACCCATCTTCGCTTTTGTACTCAAGCATAATATCGGGTTCGTCAAAATAATCTCTTACATATTGTCTAATGTGAGTGAAACTTTCAGAAGTTGCACTAGCACCGTGTATGTAAACAATCATCTTACTTCCTTAATTCAGCTATCCTTAAAACTCTAAACAAACTTAACCACATCCAACCAATGTCAAACTCAAACCATCGACGGCTTAGTTTAGGACTTGCTGGGCTAAGGTGATGATTGTTATGAAGCTCTTCCCCACCAATGATAATACCCCAAGGACTAATATTGCGACTACGATCATTGCTAATTCCGTTTTTATATCCATACCAATGTCCTACTCCGTTGATAACTCCTGCTGCCCAGAAAGGAATCCAAAGCATTTGTATACCCCAAACTACTAGTCCTACAGGTCCAAAAAGAACAAGGTCTATGACCAACATTAAGAGAATCCCCCAGCGACTGTGTGGGGTATACAAATTACGTTCGATCCAATCATCCGGAGTACCAACTCCGTATTGTTGAATCATTTCAGAATCTTTACTTGCAGTATGATATAATACAGCACCTTTAAACAACACACGCCAAATACCGTATACGTGCGGACTATGCGGGTCGCCTTGTTCATCACTAAATCTGTGATGCTTACGATGTATCGCCACCCATTGTTTTGTGACCATACCAGTAGTAAGCCATAACCAAAAACGTATTAGATGTTCAAATATAAAATTAAAGGTTATGCCTCTATGAGCCTGTCCACGATGCAGGTATAGTGTGACGCACACTATTGTGATGTGCGTCATCACTAACGTTGCTAAAATAATTTCCATCTAATATTTAGTGGAACTGATCTGCCTCTGTGCTGGACTTATTAGCAACTGTTGATGTAGCACCAACTGCTTCACTAATCAAATCAAAGTAACCAACGCCAACTTCACGTTGATGTTTAACTGTTGTAAAGCCACGAGCCTGTGCTTCAAACTCACGCTGTTGCATTTCTGAATACCCAGCCATACCACGTTGTTTATAGGCTTCTGCTAATTCAAATGTAGCAAGGTTACTGAATGGAATCCTGCTAGTGTAATGAACTGAAACTTATAGCCTAACGCACCTAATTCACGTTGGAATGTTTCACATTCTTCAATGCTTAAAAACTTTTGCCAATTAAAACTAGGACTGCAATTATAAGCAAGCATTTGATCAGGATACTGGGCACGGATCGCTTCAGCAAACTTTCTAGCCTGTGCGATATCAGGTGTGCTAGTTTCGAACCAAAGGAGATCAGCGTAAGGGGCATAAGCAAGACCTCTGCTAATACAAGCATCAAGCCCGTTTTTAAATTTGTAAAAGCCTTCGTCAGTGCGTTCATCAATAATAAAGTCCTTGTCCAATGGATCGTGATTGCTGGTAATAAGTGTAGCAGACTCTGCGTCGGTACGTGCCATAATAACTGTTTCTACTCCTGCTACATCGCTAGCAAGACGTGCGGCCTGTAGGTTACGAATAGCTTGGCTAGTGGGAATTAAAACCTTACCGCCTAAGTGTCCACATTTCTTTTCGCTAGATAGTTGATCTTCAAAGTGTACGCCTGCGGCGCCTGCTTCGATCATAGCCATCATAAGTTCATATGCGTTTAATGCGCCACCAAAACCTGCTTCTGCGTCAGCTACAATTGGCAAGAAATAATCTGTTGTTAAATTGCCTTCACTGTGTTCGATTTGATCGGCACGACGGAACGCATTATTGATTTGCTTAACGATTGTGGGCACTGAATTTACTGGATATAAACTTTGATCAGGATATGTTTGTCCTGCTGTATTTGCGGCTGCGGCCACTTGCCAGCCTGATAGATAAATTGCTTTGAGTCCTGCTTTGGCGTGTTGTACGGCTTGTTGGCCGCTGTACGCTCCTAGCGTGTTAACGTATGGTTCTGTTGCTAGTAACTCACGTAGTTTGGTTGCACCACGTTTGGCTAAAGTATGCTCAATTTGTAATGAGCCTTGTAACTTGCGGACTGTGTCTTGTGTGTAGTTGCGCTTCTTCATTTGGTTCTCCTTAAAAGCCTAGTATTTATGGCTCTTCTAGAGGACTTGACAAAATCATTATCTGAGTATATAATATTAGAGTAAAATAATAGATTGGACATACAATGAAAGACAAAGTAATACTCACTGACGCCGATGGCGTTCTACTAGATTGGGAATGGGCATTTGATGTTTGGATGCAGGAACACGGATTCAAACGTCAAGAAGGTAGCCAATTTGTTTATAGCATTGGTAAACGCTACGGTATTGATATGGAGCAGGGCAAGAAGCTGATTAAGATTTTTAATGAATCTGCTCATATGGGATTTTTACCTGCCCTACGTGATGCTCAACATTATGTAAAACGCTTACACGAAGAACACGGTTATGTATTCCATTGTATCACTAGCCTAAGCAAAGATCGTAACGCTCAAAAACTACGTAAGATGAATATGCGTAAGTTGTTTGGTGAAACTGCATTTGATAAGTTTATTATCCTAGACACAGGTGCAGACAAAGACGAAGTGTTAGAACAATATCGTGGGACAGGCTGCTGGTGGATTGAAGATAAAATCACCAATGCCGTCGCTGGTCATAACGTAGGACTAAAACCTCTGCTTATGGAACACGGTCACAATATGGATTTTGAACACGCAGAAATTCCAAGAGTTCAATCCTGGAAAGACATTTACGAAATTATCGTAAACGGTTAACAAAATCTAACAGTAACTGATAATGAGTACCTTGATGCCAATGCGGCTCAAGGTATTTTTTATCATACCACCACTGTTCGCTTTCTGGATGGCAACCTATTAGTCCGATATTCTTTTGCACAATCGCCATAGGATCACTATTGCTATAGCTAGCCACAACGTCCATATTATTCCCAACAAATGCACAACCGTCATAGAAATACATCCTTTCAAAATTGTCTAGCCACTTCACTGGCATTGCTTTAGGGTGGGGTCTTCTAGTGCAGGTATTGGGACGTTTGATATATTGTGTAACCTCAACGTTATCTAATAAATCAAAATAGTCTGGGCCGGCCCAATACGCTCCCATACATATTCCTAAATACTTTCCGCCATTGCTAACGAAGTGTTTTACAGCATCATAATTCCATTTTACTAATGTATCAAATCTGTCTGCATCTCCAAAGCCTCCTGGAAAGCATACACAGTCCACATCATCAAAGAAAGTGGTTTCTACTTCGTCTTTGGAGAATAATTTAAAAGAATGTTGGGGGGATAATGCTTTTATAATTCCATTAGCTGAATCAACTGCGCAAACAGGTTGATGTATGAATAAAGCAATTTTCATTGGACAAAATGTAAATGCTCACTTAGGGGACCATTCCGGGGCACGACTCCCATAATCCCCTGCCCAGCAGCCGGGCCACCCAAAGTAACGATAACGTCCTAAGGTAGGGTGTTTTTAATTGCCTTCGCGATCTCTTTCGACTCTAAGTTGTTCTCTATGAATACTTGGATGTCTTTCAATAACTCTACGAATAGCATCTTCTTCGCTTTCTGCTTCAATACGAGCTGTTCGTCCATTTTGAAGAAGTGTAACTATAAACATTCCGGGACCTTCTTCAGCTGGCTCATCTTCTTTCTTCTCTGGTTCAGATGCATATGAATATGGCAATCTAGATTTAATGTCTGCAATTGCTTTATCAATGTCGTAACCGTCTGGAGTTATATCTTTAGAATTCTGCTTGATTTCTTCTGCTTTAGATTTCATAGCAGCGATAATTTCTTTAAGCAATCCGGGGAATAGTTCAGCAAACTTTTCATCTCCACGGCTATAACTCAACGATTGATTACCGTTGTTCATCTGTCCTGTTGGGGCGTGCATCTGCCACTTACCGTTTACATCGTCTTGATTTTGTTTATCAACAATACTAACGATAGGACCTTCTGGAGCATAGCGTTCAAACCAACGTAGACCTGAACTAGATCCTGTACAGAAACTTGCCTGATAACCTTCGGAGTTATTGAATGTATAACAAGCACCGTAGTTGTAAGGTAATGTTACTAGGAAACGATCATTGTTGATCAATATAGATTCTTTCTTTTCACGCTTATGTTTCTCAATAACTTCAGCATCTTTAATCTTACGTAATTCGTCTCGGTATTCTCTAGTCTGTACAATTGCTTGAATCTGGCGTAGATTTTTAAAACGATTAAAATCCTGATGCGGCTCTTTGAGCTTACCGCGTATACTTAGAGCTTTCCAAGCACCTAGGGCATCCCCACCTTCACCGTTGATATCCTCATAGTCTACTACACCGTTCATATAAAGACGTGTCAACCAATCGTCAAACTTACCGTCTTGTGAAAGGTCGCCGTAGTCTGTTGAACGAAGTGATGTATCTAATAGTTCACTCCATAGTTGTAAAATTGCTTGATCGTCTGGTTTAGGACCTAACTTAGCAACCTTATCTTTTGGTAATGTGCTGTCGTGACGCATTGCAATTCCAAGCATCTTAACAGTCTTTGGATCTTTTAATTTTGCCGCAATGTTGGCTTCTAATACGATTTGATCTAGTTTCATCCTGTTATCAAAGCCCTTTTAAAGAATGAAAGAACTGCTCCAAGCTTCTTTTGATCTCCACCGGCAATGTCTTTTAATAATTGTTGTGTGCCTTCTGAACGTTGGGCACTAAATCTACTACCATAACTTTTTGTTATACTACCAGTCTGTTCTGGATAATAATGACTTGCGGCCATTAACACCGAAACGTTAATAGCATTAGTAACAAACTCTGGCGTAACATCTTCGCCTGCTTCTAATGCTTCTAATCCGCTTTGCAGTTTACTTACGTGATTAAGTTTCTTTTGTGCTTTTTCAAACGCATCGTTCTTGATCATATTGGCCACGTGACCTTTAACGTCTGCTATGGCCGCTGTGGTAGCACGAATCCACATTGGGCGAAATTTTTTAACTAGAGTTTCTTGTGTAACTTCTTGTGTGCCGCCGGCGCCTTGTTGTGCATCTGCACGTTTGCGCTGTTTATCAGTGACTGCTCTAGTGTTCTTGCCCACATAAAACTTTTGTAGCTTACCAATTTTTGATTTTAAGAAATCTAGAATATTTCCGCCACGACCGTCTGATGTAGTGTCAATCGGGCCACCGCTACTGGCAACTGCATCATAGGTACCGTTACGTCCGGATTTAATAGCTCCGGTACCCTTGGCTCCTTGTATAATAACCCAGGCACCTTCATAGGCATTTTTTAAATCGCTCCAAGATATTTTATCTACTGGACGATATCCAATATCGTGTGCAAGTTTTAGGTCTTTGTGTAGAGCCTGAACTACTTCTTTACCGCCAGGCTGTCCGGCAATAAGATTCATAGAAGTACTAGCTTCGTCTAAGTGTCCTTCTAAAAGTTGGGCAAATATTTGGTAAGATTCTGGTCGCATAATATATTTATTTGCATTTAGCTCGTTTTGCATTAGTCAAAGCACCAAAATCTACGGGCCATTCTTGCCCTGGTGCCAGCTCTTTGGCAGTACCTGGAAAACCAAATACAACATTTGCTTCTGCTTGAATATCGCGTATAGCAGTTCTAAATTTAGTTAGGTCGTTGCCTAGGTTGCCGTAGGGAGCACCGTGTGGAAATCTCCAACCTGCCACAGCGCCTGTTTGTTGATCAACAACGATCTTATAGTAAGCGTGTGGAACTATAACTCCGTTACCGATGTATTTGTCACCAGCGCCATATATAGCCCCAACGTATACGGTAAACGGGCGGTTCTGTTGAAAGGCCCACCCACGCACGGAAGTTTCCAGTAACTTCCAAATCCCACGATTTAGGCTCCCGTGTTGGGGATACATATTCGTCATCAAAAAACTTTCGTACTCTACTTGTTGACTCCAGCTCATATCCCCGTCCGGTGCTGCATGGCCCTTGTCGTAGCCAGTCCCAGCATAGTCCGACGGGGTCGCTCCGTTTGGGACTGATTTGTCCGCAACAAAAGCATCTGTTCTAGGAAAACAACCTAGAGCATTTTGTGGCAATAATGTGTAGCTTACATAAGCAGGAATCTTAACAGGAGCATCATAGCCTACTAGATATGCTTCTCTGCAAATAGGCTGTATCTGACGTACAGTCTGTGCCCATCCATAGGGGCTGTGTACTTTGCAGGCATCAACTGGTAGTGGAGCACGTTGTTCCCAAGCAAATGCCTGAGAAGTAAAAAGTGCTAATATAATTAAAAATTTATTCATTACGGTTATCCTAAAATTAACTGTGTATTTATTTCCAGGATACCATCTTAAATCTTTCTTCAGGAATACCAAAATAATCGCATTTCCAACGGCTTTGAGCAAAAAAATCTAAATGATGCCATTGTTCCTTGAGATTTAATATTTGTTTTCCTGCATCAAGCCAGTCAATGGACAACAATATAGGTTCTACGGTTTTGCGAATGCTTTCTATTTCTTCGTAGTTAAAACTATCCCATTCCCAGTGTAATATTTCAAAAACATTACCTTTAGTATCAACCCAGTCCATACTAAAATCTAATCCCCACTTAGGGCGAAGAGATATAATTTTATAAATTAATGGCAATGATTTGGCCCAATTTTGTAGCTCTTCAAGGGCCTCTCCTGTATAGCCTTTACGTTCAAACAACAAACTATGATTAAGTACAGGGCCCACAATAGTAGGCTCTTGTACAAACCAATCTTGTTTCAAAGCACGTATATGTTCTCTGTGCTTCTTTGGTTTAGCGTAATTACCGTAGGCAAAATGTTGTTCTAGTACAGTAAGATCGTAGCCGTTTTGATCAAACAATGCTACATCTTCTGCTGTGGGTAAAAACAATATCTTAGCAATAGGTTGATCCCAATAACCGTTTGGATCAAACTTGTTATCAGTTATAACCACGTTTGTGTTCATCTTCTGCTTGACAACGATCGCAGGCACATTCTGAACAGTGATCGCAGGTTTCTTCTAAACAGCTATGTCCGCAATGTGCGGGATGTTTACAATGATTACACGTAAGTCTTTGGTATTCGCTCATAGTACTTCCTTAATAAATCTCTCGCCATTGAAAGCCAACTCCAACATTTGTACTTTGTGCTCCGAGATTAGTTGCCACTACTACATATATCTCGCTGTCGGAACTATCATAGTTTTGTATAATATAATTCTTTTTGGCTGAACTAGGGATGTTTGCTGCCGGTGCTCCGCCAGCCTTTTGACTTCCTTGTGTGCTGGCTCCAACAAATCCGTTATCAAGTTCATCGCCGTCTGTAAATGCTGTACAGGTAGCGTTGTATTGTACACCACTGTCATCATCAACATCGACCCAAGTTGAACCTGTTAACTGTGATTGAGCTGGTAATTTAATTAAACGCCATTTAATATTCTCGCCGTCGCTGAATACATTTATATTACCTGCGCGAACTATCATACGGTTAGCATAGGTTTTAAAGGTTGTCTTTAGTCTAATGGCTAAGACTGGCAATGTAGCCCCTGAAGCTAATGCTCTTAGGCTAGGACTACTCACAGCCCAATCGGTACCTGCTTCTACATAGCCGCCTTCTGATGCCACAGTAGAGCAAATCTGATCAAAGTACGCACCTGTGGTAGTGCCTGTGTTTACAATCTCACAGCGTACAGGCAAGTTTGGTGTACTCATATAAACTGTGGTTAAACTATTTGAATGATGAAATTGATGACAGGGAATAAAGGCACCTTCGTGTACAAATCCTACAGTAACTGATCCTACACCTAGCCATTGGAATTCTATAAATGATAGTTGTGTCTTAGTAATATCTATATCAAATGTACTTCCGCCTGTTCCGTCACATTTATCAATATTCCACTCTGATTGTGTCTTACGATTTTCTACAGGTGCGCCAGATGTGTATGTTCTTATTACCCAACTTAGTGTACCGTCTCCTGCTTGTTCAAAGTATATACCATTGTTGTCATCAAAGTAACCTGTGCGTTTTGTAACATTAGTAGTAGCCGCATAGAAGTTAAAACTTGAAAGTATCTGCTGACTTTTGCCTGGCATATAGTGATGATAGAACTTAGTCTGATGAACAACACGACTAGCAGAGTTGCTGGTAGTTGTTAGTCTAGCACAGGCTTTGTTTGATTGAAATTCTACAGTTCCACCGTTCACTGTGTAGTCAATGAAGTTAGGATCTAGTCCGTATAAGTGTTTGTAGTCTCCTAGAGTAAATGGCTCGCTCATACGTATGCGGCCGAACGCATCTGTCTGTCCTACTTTGTTAGTGGTTCTTAGTGTAGGCTGTCCTAACTGATTGTACTCCATAACCAAGTGAAGATCAGCAAGGTTAGGTTCCCAAGGATGTTCGTAGTTAGTGCTATTAGGATTTAAGATCGGCATATGTTACGCCCAAGGTCTGCCAGCAATGAGCCCGCCTACGTTGGCATTATCTTCAATAGTATTATCTGCTTTATATTTTGTAGGCAATTGAGTAATGTCTGCTGTTGTATCAGAATAACGTCCCGGTTCAACTGCATTACGATCTGCTCGATCCTGTCCAGCTAATGCTAATTTAGCTTCTTGTCTTAATTTC